AGTCCTTGAAATCCTCATGGTTTAGGACGAAGAATAAACCAAGTGAGTTTAGCAAATATTCGTAAGTCTCTTCCTTAGTATCACCATATACCTGCTGCGTAGTAGTCTGTATCTCTGGCGTTACTCCAGCAATACCACATCGGATAGTTGCTAGGAAATCCTCTAAGAAACTCTGAAACTCTTCCTTGGTCTGATTGTCAGATATGCTATAGCCTTGAGGCTTGAGAATCTCTAGGTCGAACTGCTCTGGTGTTACAAGCGTAGTCTCGTTCTGCTTGATGACATAGTTAGGAAGCTCTGTGAGAGTCTGACCATCCCATCCTAGCAGGGAGGCAATAGGCTCCACTGCGTGAACGTCGTAAATGTCCTGGAACTTATCAAGGATGTTGATGTCACCAATAAGGGCGACGGAGAACAGGTCAGCCTGCTCATTCGTCTGGTCCTTGATGTCCTCTGCGAAGTAGTAGCTAGGGATTAGCTTCCTTATCGCTTCGACATAGTTACGCTTGTAATAGGGCTTAGACATACTGGAAGTTAACGGTTAGGTTGTTTAGCTGTAGGATCTCGTTGAAGTCGAGTCGGACAGCGTCCTTGTAGTTGTCGATGATGGCTAGGCGTGCCTCTGGGACAGCGTCGAATACGTGGCGACCAAGGTCATCAGGGTAGAAGGTTTCACCGAACTCTCGGTTGTCGATGTTGAAGTATTCAAGAACAGCAGTCTTGATCTTGTTGGCGATGGTTGCCTCGTTTAGCTCATACTTCTCGTCTAGAGATACAGACAGGACTACATCCATCGTGCGGACAAGACCATCCACAATAACCACTTCGTCAGTCATCATCTTGATGGGATCCATAGCCTGTAGCACAGACTCCTTGAAGGTGATGGATGCCTTCTGTAGTTGAGTGTTGGAGGCTCTCTCTAGCATGTAGATGTCGATCACGTTGCCTGAGGAGAAAGCCTTACGAGTAACTGCCGTGCCCTTTCCTGTTGCACCTAGTGGGCTTGAGTAAGTGTTGACGAATGAGGTGTAGTCGTCGTTGGACACAAGACGGTTCTGCTGTCGGAAGACCAGCTTTCCATACCTCTTAGCATGTCGAACAGTCTCAGCATCTGCACCGCCTGTGAAGGGAGTAGCGTTGACCAGGGAGAGAGTCTCTCCACCCTCTCCTGTAATCTCCTCGTTGATGTATGCAGACTTGGCGTTACCACGCTCTCCACCACCTACGCGATACATGATCTTGTAGGTAGCACCTGCTGGTGGTAGGACTCCAGCCACACCGTCACCGAAGTATACTGTAGCACCGAAGTTATCATCGTATGCCATAGAGAATAGCTTCTGGCTTGAGGAGGATGCAGTAAGTAGAGACTCTACCTCCTCATAGAAACCAGTCACGGATGGACCTCCAGATACGAAGACCTGGATAGACCCGTCAATCACTGGACCTTGTGCTAGGGTAATGTTCTTGAGGACATCTACGTCGGTGAAGGTTCCTTCGTCAATTGCGAACTGCCCCTCTACCAGAGCTAGGTTGCTCCAGTTCTTACCGTCTGTAGCTCCTGTTCCATTGTCTGAGTCTTCGTATAGAAGCTGTAGCTCTGCGTCAGAGGTAGGTGCCTCGATAGCACCATCACGAACTGAGTATAGGGTGTAGCTTACTACCTCACCATCTACAGGAGAGGTGGTCACGATAACTCTCTCAGCAGGAGGGATAGTGATTGAACTTCCGCTACTAATTACTGTGTCTGATGTAAGTGTGACTGATGCGGCTGCTGATGAAGGGCCACGCATACGAACACCGATAAGCTCTAGAAGCTTGCGGACGTTGTTAGGGTTACGAGCAGTCTTCAAGTAGCCTTCGTGAGCTAGCATGTCAGCCTTCATGCTCATCACTGCCCCCATGTATGCAACAAGCTCGATGAGCATAACACCTAGATCAGACTCAGCGAAGTTGTTGTAGTCTAGTGGGTATACAGCCTTTACATAATCAACAAGAGCCTGCTTCAACGTGTCGAAGTCGGTAGCGGCGAAGTCGATCTGATCAGACTTATCATCCTCAAGGAACTTCACGAACTTCATGAAGTCTGAGCCAGCGGTTGTATAGGGGACGCTCATTTGGTAATAGTTATTAGGATCTGTTCGTCATCCTCACGTTGCTTAACGGTAAGGCGAATGGTGATTTGGTTGGAGCCATTGCTGGCCTCTGAGATGAGAGTGCGGAAGTCGATGACCTCTAGGTTAGGTGCATACTCTGCCACCTGCTCAAGGATCTCATCCTTGATGGCTCTTAGCAGATCACTGGTGATAGGCTCGAACAGGTAAGCGTCCAGGTCCACACCGAAGTCTGGGAGCATGACACGCTCGCCTGGAGCGGTGAGAAGGATCTGTGCAACCTGTGCCCTCACCATCTCTGCACCCTTGTTCTTGTTAACGAATCGAGCGTTGTCGAACTTTACGGATAGCCCAGTGCGCTCCAGCTTAGTAGCGTCTGCAACCTTCTCTATGGTCCTAGGTGTGGCACTTTTGCCGAACAGTTGTGAACTTCTTCCTACCATATCAAACCTCGATGTTACCGAAGAACTCCTTATGTGCGTCGTAGTTGTGCTTTGCCTGTTCAGCACTCAGCCCCTTACGGTAGAACTTAAGGCTACCTAGGTATCCGTTTAGACCACTGTAGTGTCCACGGCTCTCACCCATGAATCCCATACCGTCTGTCCATCCTCCACCTACAATCCAGGGAGTGAAGAAGGTGCCCAGCTTTGGACCAGCTAGGAAGTCTAGCGTGTTGGTGTAGTCGATGGTTCCAGAGGTGTATGCGAAGCTGACGTTCTTACCCTCCTCCTTGATAGCGAAGGATGGGATCTGTGCCGCTCTTCCCTTGATGGTCTGGAACGTCTCTGTATATGTCTGCTCCTGTAGAAGCTCTCCATTGAGGAATACCTTAACGAAGTTCTTGTTGGGGTCCATAGAGATCGACAGGTGAACAAACCCACCTGAGCAGTCGTTGATCTTATAGCCACTAGCAGTAGTCTTAGTGGTTGATACTGACATGCCTAACAGTGGCTTGTCGGTGTCGTTGCAGTTACCTTTACGGATGAACTCCACGTCAGAGGTGTTAAGAGATTGAGTAGGTGCAATGATGAGAGCGTTTAGTCCTACCAAAGCGCTGTTATCAAGACCTTGCTCCACACCAATCTCTAAATCAGTTCCTCTGTCGAACAGTCCATTGCGTGTCCACTGTGGGTCACGGGTGAGAGCCACAACCATGCCACGGACCAGAGTGCTAGACTCGTCCTTGCCCATGTCGTTAGCGTCAGTCTCCAGACTACCACCAATGTTCTCATTGGCAAGTAGAACTTTGTAGTAGTGGAAGTCTGTCCACTGACCACACGTGCTAAGGTCGGGCTCAGTAATAGCATCGTTAAGGTCACCAGTCCAGTCGTATCCAGACGCTCCTGTTCCGAAGGCAGGAAGGTATAGCCACGTATCCAGTGTCATACCTGACATGCCATACATGAGCTTGTCCATATCGTTACTCTGAGGCAGGCGTATGTATGACCCTGAGGACTTTACAGTCTGGCCCTCATACCTAGCAATGCCTGTAAGTCTGGGGATAGTGAGTCCTTTGGGGAACACAGTGGATGCGCTCTTGGCTACAAGCTGTGCGTTGTTCGTAGTATCTCCTGTGGTGTTGGCTACTTTATACTCTGTCGAGTTCGGTGCCACCACGTTTGCATCGAGGAAACTATAGACAGAAATAAGTCCATCAGTCGTAACTGCATCAGTAAGTGATAGTGCTGGTAGCAGCGTTGAGGATGCTGCGGGTGCTTGAGAGAGCGCACCTGTTCCGATGCGGTTCATCTCCAGTGGGACAACGGCTGATGCTCTCTGCGAGTCCTTCTCCTTGACGAAGATGGGCTTGACAGGAAGCACAATGCCACTAACCTCACCGTGATCGAATGCTAGGAGCTTCTGCTTCTTCACGTCTACTGCGACGTTGAAGTCCTTGAGGTATCCGAAGTCGTTGATTGGGACTGTGCCTGGAGCGAAGGTAGCAGAGGCTCCGTATAGGTCAGGTGCCTTGACAGCTAGCTCGATCTGCTTCTTGCGCTTGTTGGCCTTCACCTCATAGGATTGTAGCTCAGAGAACATCTGCTGCTGGTAGTTGATTACCACGGCAGAGTCTAAGTCGTAGCCTGATGCGATGAGACTCTGCTTATGAGACTCCATGTCCGTAAGCACCTTGAGCTTCTGACCCTCGATAACCTGTAGGGTTGCGTCCGCATCGTAGTGAAGGATGAGTGCCTCGGAGGAGTCGATCTTGTTTAGGTCAAGAATTGTGTCAACATACCTGTCAACATCACGCAAGGTGATCTGCGTTCCCTTACCCCCTAGCGCTGCTGCGTGGTCTAGCTTCCAGGCAGTGGCGTCAGGGACGAACCCGATGTCTGCTAGGCCAGGAACATCCTCACCATCAGCGTAGGTCCTGTTCTGTGAGTCGTAGTAAAGACCATCCTTGGAGAGGATGAACTGTCCTCTCTTGGCCTTAGGTGGACCATACACCAATCTAAAGATAGCTTCTTCGTCCTCTTCTTCTACAGCGGTTGGCTCTTCGGTGCGCTGCTCTAGGACCGTGGCAATGTTCTGAAGTCCCTCAGAAGCTCTCTGAAGGAAGTCCTCTGCGTTGGCGATGGTAGCCTCGATGACTGCCTTGCGTGCGGTAGCGGGCATCTCCAGGTCCTTCCCGATGCCATACTTCTTCTCCTTGTCAGACTTTAGCTGTTCAAGGCAGTTCTTGATAGACTCGATCTGGTCACCGATCTGGGTGACGAACTGGTCGATGCCTGCGATGAAGCCAGCAATAGCACCGATACCAGCCAGGGCCAGACCCAGGGTATACATGTTGGAGTCTGGGAATAGCTGAACCTTGCCCGTGAAGCTGTCGAACTCGATGATGCCTAGCTTGCCAAATAGCTCCTGCATCAACTCAGCAATCAATGCGTTGGCATATGCCATCCCCTCCTGGATAGCAATAGTGATCTGCATCAGGACGGCGGTGGGGATGATACCTAGAGCAAGGATGTTGGAAACCAAGTCCATAACACAGCTAGGGACACCAAACTCTTGGGTCACGAAGCTGCCAGGATCACTCAGTAGGGATAGGTTACTCATCTCTTAGAAGGTGGGATTGGAGGAATAGGAACCACAGGCTGTAGGTTGACCTGAGCCCCTGATATATTTACTTGTCCTACGGCTTTAATGTTGATATTGGCAGTGGACTCTAGGTTGATGTTCAGTCCACTCTTAATGTTTACATTTCCTTGGCTGTCTAGCCTCACCTCTGCCAGAGGGTTGGGGACACTTCCAGCCTTGATGATGACCCCTGGACCTTCGGCTGCGTCTGTTGCAATGAGAGCAGGGTCGGTGCAGGACTCGATCACCACTTGGTTGTTCTCGCTAGTGACCTTGACATCTCCGTTGAACAGTCCGATTGGTAGAGGGCGTAAAGGGTTTGCCTGGGTGCCCTCGTTGATGAGCTTTAGCTCTCCTCCGTAAGGGCCTACGGTGACCATGTTAGACCCCTTCCTAGCCCTACTTGTTACAGAGTTAGCAGCGCTGATCTCGATCTGATCAGGCTTGTTGTTGTAGACACCGTTGATCTTGATGTTCGAGTTCATGCCAGCAGCGTTCATCTGGACAGACTCGTTGCCAGGGAAGTTGTTGATTACAAACTCTCCTGAGCCACCCGATCCCTTGAGCCTAGTAATGTTCTTGATGTCACTGTCACTGATCTCATGTGTAATCGTTAGACCTGCACCCTCCTTGGATGTAAGGCCCGTGCTAGTCATCTTCTCTCCAGCGGTGAATGCGTCAGGGTTGGCTCTAGGTCTTTGAGTGACGATGGTTCCTAGATAGAACAGTAGCTCGCTGTTATCAGCATCACCTACGAGGACTAGCGCGTCCTTGTCCACTGGAGCAGCCAAGCCTCCTCCTA